CCTTACAGATTTTTAGAATTATGATATTTGGGAAGTTAGATAGAAAATTAACTTTATTTAATCAAACATTTACTACTAATGCTTATGGAGAAAGAGTATCTGGAAGTGCTGCAAGTGTAACGATATTTGCAGATTTTAATTTCAAAGGTGGTAAGACATCTTATGAATCAGATGTTTTTGTAGGAGAGCAAATGGTTGAATGTTTAATTAGATATAGGACTGCAATAGGTACAAGTCCAGATTTTTATCTAAGTGATGGAGATAATGAATATGCTATTTTAGGAATAAAAGAAATAGGAAGAAAGGATAAGATGCTTTTAACAATAGTTAAGAAAGATTTAAAAGATATATTCTCAAGCTAATGGCAGTATTTACAGAAAAAGTTATAGAAAGCGGTGGAGGTCATTCTGGACAAGTTGGAATGTCTATTAATGAAAAAGAACTAAATTCTATTATTAGAAGTATTGAAAAGCTAGGAATGTCTGACTCTCAAACTAAAGTTAAATTAAGGCAAGGAATGAGAGGAGCGGCAAAGCCATTAGTTACAGAGTTAAGAAGTCAAATTAAAAAATATATTAGTAAAGATAGTGATGGTAATGCTAGTCGAAGTGATGGACAATTACAAAAAAGTATTGCAGTTATAAATGGAAAAAATAGAAAAGGAAGCTCTCCAGCAGTTTATGTAGGACCAAGAGTAAAAGGAGCTTTTGCAGATAAATCTAGAAGTGGATTTTATTTTTACTTTTTAGAGTATGGATTTTATGGAAAGCCAGGAGGAAGAATGTTAGATAAAACTGCTCAAAGTGCTGCTGGTAAAAATGCTCAACAAAACGTAGTTAAAGAAATTGTAAAAGTTATTGATAAAATTTGGAGTAAAAGATAATGGAAGTAGGTAAAGCAATATATAATATTTTAAGTAATGATTCTGATGTAGCTCCTTTAGTTACAACTGGAGGTATTACTAGGATATTCCCAGCTAGATTTAAGTTTAGTCAAAATGATCCTACTCTTCCTTTTATAGTTTACCAAGTTGTTAGCGATACTCCTAATATGACAAAAAACGGAGTATCCACTTATGACTATGTTACAGTACAGATTACTTTAGTACATTCTAAGTATAGCGATTTAATTACTTTGTCAGGTCATGTTAGAGATGCTTTAGATTATGTAAGTGGAACTTTTGCTGGAGTAGTAGTAGATAAGATATTTTTTGAGAATTCTGTTGAGTCTTTTGATGATACAAGTGGAACAAATGGAATTTATCAAATAGCTCAAGATTATAGATTTAATATAAACAGATAGATATGTATAAAATAAAATTAAAAAAAGATATTACTTTCAGAGGAGTTGATTATAAAAAAGGCGAATCTTACGAAGTAGGTATAAAAGAGTATAGAGTTTTAAAGTCTTTAAAAGCTCTAGATAATAAAAAAGAAAGCAAAAAAGAAGATATTAATAAATAAAAAATTTTAAACAATGGCAATTTTTAACGGAACAAATTTAATTTTAAAAGTTCAAGCAGCTATCGGTGCAGCTGATGAATTTAAATTAATGCACTCACAAAATGTAAGTTTATCTTACAATGTTGATACTATCGACGTAACGAACAAAGATTCAGGAGGTAATAGAACATTATTAGGAGGTACTAAAAGTTATTCTTTAAGTGCTGATGGTCTTATGGACTTTGTAAGTGCTGGAACAACAACAGACGTAGACGAGTTATTTACTTCAGCAAGGAATAGAGATGCAGTAACATTTACTTTTGCTCTAGCTACTCCAGCAGGTTATACTTATACTGGTACTGGTATAATTACATCTCTAGAGATTTCAGGAGGTACTGAAGATGCTCCAACTTACTCGGTATCAATCGAGGGATCAGGAGATTTAACTCAGAATCCAGTATAATAATTTTTATCGTTGGATTGAGGTTGGAGTTTATCTCCTCCTCTCTTCAATGATAATTTAATAATAACGATAAATAACGATAAAAAATGTACGAAATAGTTTTTATAAACGGAAAGGATTATCCAGTAAGATTTGGAATGAATGCCTTAAGAATGTTCTGCAAAGATACAGATAGAGCTTTAAGTGATTTAGATAAGTTAGGAGAGTCAATGAGTTTAGATGATGCTTGTTTTTTGATTCTAAACGGAATTAAAGACGGATCAAGAGTAAGCGGACAAGAATGTTCTTTAACAGTTGAAAGTGTGGCAGATTTATTAGATGAAGATTTTGAAGCTTTAAATAAAGTATTAGAAGTATTTTCAACTCAATTTAGTGCTAAACTTGGAAACGAGGGAAACGTGAAAGCCGCAAAGAAAAAGAAAGCGGCAAAGAAATAGACTGGGATACATTAGAGTCAGTTGCTTATGGACTGGGATTATTACCAGATGAATTTTGGAGTTTAACATTCCATGAATTTTTTTTAATTCAAAAAGGTCGTAATGACGTGATTGAATCAAAAGAAAAGAGGGAATGGGAAAGAGTAAGATGGTTAGCTTGTTTAATGTTGCAGCCACATACTAAAAAAGGACAAAATTTAACTCCTCAAAAACTTGTAAAGTTTGAATGGGAGAAAGGAGAAGAGATTAAAGATGTTGAGAAACAAAAAAAACAAGCTCAATATATAGCTAAGAAATACGATTTAATAAATAAAAAAAATGGCTGAAAAGAATTTAAGCGTAAAACTATCTTTAAATGATAGGCAGTTTCAGAGCAATTTAAGAAAATCAACTAGAAAGCTTAAGCAGTTTGGCGATGGAATGGCTAGTATTGGAATGAGTATTACTAGAAATTTTACTGCTCCATTATTAGGATTAGGCTCTGTTGCAGTTAAATTAGCTAGTGATTTTGAAGAAACACAAAGTAAATTTAATACTGTATTTAGAGATATTAGAGATGATGCAAATGAAACTGCTGATAATTTAGAAAAGAATTTTGGTTTAAGTAGTCAAGCAGCCTTACAACTTTTAGGAGATACTGGAGATTTATTAACTGGTTTTGGTTTTACTCAAGAAGAAGCTTTAAAATTATCCAATCAAGTTAATGAGTTAGCAGTAGATTTAGCATCTTTTACTAATTTTAGTGGTGGAGCTGCTGGAGCAAGTGCAGCATTAACAAAGGCTTTACTTGGAGAAAGAGAGAGCATTAAATCTTTAGGTATTGCGATTACTGAAGCTGATTTAAAAACATTTGCAGCAGAACAAGGATTAGTATTTAAAGAATTAGATAGAGTTGCAAAGGCAACTTTAACATATAACCTAGCATTAAAGCAATCACAAAACGCAGTAGGAGATTTTTCAAGAACTAGCGAAAGTTTTGCAAATCAATTAAGACAATTAAAAGCTGATTTAAGTAATGTTGGAGTTGAAATAGGACAAGAGTTATTGCCTTTAGCAAAAGATTTAGTTGGTGCTTTAAGTGATTTAGCAAAGTTTACAAGTCAATTCTCTGACGAACAAAAAAAAGGAGCTTTAAAAACTGCTGGATTAACTTCTGCTTTTGGAATTATTTTAGTTGTTGTTGGTAAAATGATTACTGCTTTTACAATATTAAGAAAGTTCTTTTTATTAAAATTAGTTCCAGCTATAACATTTGTTTTTAATGCTTTCAAATTATTAACTCCACAAGGAAGAGTAATAGGTGCTGCTTTAGCTGCTGCAACTTTTTTAACTGCTAATTATGATAAAGTAGTTGATGTATTTAATAGAGTTAAAGATGCTATTTTTGGAGTTAAAGAAGAATCAAAAGGATTAGATTTTAGCAATCAAAATATAACTCCAGATACATCCATCATTGGAGATATGAGAAGTGGAAAAGCAGTCAATCCAGTTACTGGAAAGCCATTTTTTACTCCTAAAAAAACTCCTCCTCCTACTCCATCTCCAGTAAGACCAACAATAACTGGTAAATTTGGAGAGGGTTTTCAAAACTTAAACTTTCCAAAATTAGATGCAGAGCCAATTAAACTAATAACTCAAAATTTTGATGAGTTAAGAGATAAGGTAGAACTTGCAAAAGTTGAAATGGTTGATTTAGGTGATGTCATTACACATACAGAAGTATTAGCTAGTAATATAAAAGGTGCTTTTATGAGTTTTGGACAAACAATGCAAGGAGTATTTTCACAAGCTTTACAGAGTTCTGATGGGTTTTTTAAAGCTCTTATAGATGGTGCTAAAGAAGCTTTTAAAGCTTTTGTTGCTCAATTAATAGCTATGATTGCAATGAAAGCTATAATGACTGCATTAGGTTTTGGAAGTTTAGATTTAGCTGCGAGTGCTGGAAGTAATGCTCTTTTAGGTATGATTGGACTAGCTGATGGAGGATTAGCTACTGGACCAACTGTTGCAATGGTAGGAGAGGGTCCAGGAACAACAATGTCTAATCCTGAAGTAATAGCTCCATTAGACAAGCTTAAATCAATGATAGGAGAAAGTGGAGGAGGTAATGTTCAAGTATTCGGAACGATAAAAGGATCAGATATTTTATTGAGTAGTGATAGAGCTAAAAATAACAGAAACAGAACAAGAGGGTACTAATGGGAAGAGAGAAAAAATTTAAATCTATATTTCAAAGTGATAGTAGTGTTTATTATAAAATAGAAATTTATGATAATGAAGCAACAAGCTCTACTTTACATGAGCCAGTTTTAAGTTCAAGAGGTTTTGATTTAACCTATCAAACAGAGGATGAAAATAGATTTACTGGTTTGATTCCAAGTGAATTAGTTTTTGATATGATAATCACATCCAATGCTCAACAAGCTTTAATTAATGAAATAAAGATAAGTGTTTATGGACGATGGCAAATAGGAGTCTATCGTTCAGATGATGATTCTAGTGGAAGCGGAACATATACTTTATTCTGGTGTGGTAATTTATTGAATGATATAAATCCAGAGCAAGATGTTGCTTATCCAAGAGAGTTTAGTTTAACCGCAGTTTGTGGATTATCTCCACTAAAAGATATTAAATTTAATGAGGGTGTTGGTTATGATACTCCATCATCATTTACTGCCTTACAATACTTTAGAAACGCTTTTACTCTACAAATAAATACAGATACTTTTTTTACTGGCTCTAGTCCATTTGGTAAATTTATGAGAACTTTTGTTGATTGGACTACTGATAATATGACTCATCAAGCAGATAGAGATCCATTAGTTTATAGTAGATTTAATTTTATGGCTTTTGTTGAATTAGATGATGATGGAGTTAAAAAATATGCTACTACTTTTGAATTATTAGATTCAATTTGTAAAACATTTGGAATGAGAGTTTTCTTTTCAAATGGTAATTGGATATTCGTACAAGTTAATTACTATGATAATTGGACTTCTGGAAATACTCATTTTTTTAGAGCTTATAATGTTGGTAATGATGCAACTGGTGCTCCTGATACTTCAGGCTCTACTTCAGCAGTTGTACCAGAGGGTTCAACTTATAAAAGATTAGGAGGTGCAACTTTTGATTTTTTACCAGTGTTAAAAGAAGTCAATGCGAATTATGATAGGCTTCAGACTTTTAATTTACCTTTTTTATCTTATATTAATAATAATGATACTGGTACTACATTTACACCTAATTTTAATGAGATTTCTTTATGGAATGGATATAGATATAATAACACAACTTATTCGGGTGTTGGTTATGATATAAACAATAGTAAAACTGATAAATATGTTGCAGATTTAGGTCCAGTTTTATCAACAAATAACTCTTCATTAAGATTTAATAGGGATTTTAAAATTCAGGCTTTAGATACTTTTCTTCCAACTGGTAGTAATGAGCAAAACATTCTCCAAATTAAATTACAATTAAAATTTAAACTAGTTGGAGCATCTGATACTAAATATGCTTTTATAAGAAATGGAACTGAAGCCTGGCACGATATAGACGTAGACTTTGCTAATTCTTTAACTTTTGATTCATTGGTTTTGAACTCTAATAATTTAAATAGTAATTTAACTTTTAATATTAACTTCGAAACTTTTAATCTTCCTTTTGATGGTAATTTATTTTTAGAGGGTTATGCTGCTG